GTGAGTGTCTCACGAACCTTTAAAAAATCATCTGGTTCGTTGAGAGTGACTTCTAGCATTGAAGTTGGTGTCCACTCTATTAAATTATTTTCTTCCACCTTTGTAAACCTTCTTCTTTAATTCATCAATCTGTTCAGATGTGAGAAGGGACAAGACTTGGCGGGATTTTTCATTACTATACCCATAATATTGCTTGACTACTTCCACGTCACTTACGATCTCAGGTTTATTCCATTTTGAGAATCGTTTTTTCTTTCTAACAATATTTATAAAAAAGTCAAATTGTAAACGATTATCAATGTGGTGGTATCGATTCATCTCATTTGCCATCAATACAGTATCAGCAAAATAAGATAGACCACGATTGACCATAAAAGAGTTGTACGACTTTTCTGCCAAATCGTCAACCATAACATTCTGTTTCGTGTGGTTAATAGCATTGAGATATTCAAACGGATTCATTTAGAACCATCCTAACTTGATGCCATTATGTGCAATAATAAAAAAACAAGCAACCAAGTGAGTGAATACCCAAATGGAACGTAACACAGCGGCAATATCACTTTCACGATCTTCTCCTATTTTACTTCCAATAGTTTTTGCCCATATACGCCAGGCACTATGCAAACTCAACATTTGCCATAATTTCTGTCATACAAGCAACAACATTCAGTTCGTGGTCAGCAACAAATGCATTTTTATACTGATAGTCTGCTAAAATTAAAACAAGTTGAGGGATTGATTGTGGTTTGAGTTTATCGTACATACGATCATACACACCACGAAAGATTGCAGATGCGTCAGTATCGATATTGTTTACAACCCACTGACGCATCTTTTTAAAGTCTTTGTTTTTTAGGTGATCGAAAAGTGAGTCAACGGTTGCAGTATTATTGCTAGAGTTACTACCCACAAAACCCACCATGCTTTGTCGCTGAAGTTCATTTAAAATCCTTCTCCAATCAGGTGCATGTTTCATTATAAGTTCGACAACTGCTTTTTTGTCGTACTCTATTTTTTCTTCCTTGAGTATATATTCTGCTCTAGAAAGAAATTGTTCGCATAACTCGACCATATTTTTCTTTGAAGTATTAAACTCATAAACTCCACATCGAGAGTGTAATGGTTCAATTATTCTATTCTTGAAATTACAAGTTAAAAGAAAACGAGAGTTGTTAGCAAACTCCTCAATGAACCCTCGCAAAGCGGGTTGTGTAGATTGTGGATTAAGATAATCTGCTTCGTCGAGTATGACAACTTTGTATCCTCCCTGTAAAGAAACTGACGAAGCAAACTGTTTAATCTTCGTTCGTAGAGTATCTATATTACCTTCTTCAGATCCATTAATCAAAATGTAATCTAATTCTAATTGATTACATAAAGCACGAGCGACAGTGGTTTTACCCAAACCAGCAGTGCCAGAAAATAGCATATTTGGTAACTCTCCACCATCTGCTATTTTCTCAAATATTTGCTTTAGGTTCTGAGGAAGAATCGTATCAGCAATTTTTTTAGGTCGATATTTCTCGACCCATAAGAAGTCGTTAGACATTTATAATCTCCATAACAAAAAATAATTATATCACATAAAAGAGAGATTGTAAAGCCTATTCTTCATCAGACTCCATTGCTTCTTCTTGCTGCAGTTGTTCGCATATACTTACAACTTGTATGCATTGATCGCGTAGAGTTCCGATAGTAGATAACTCTTCACCTTTAAAAGCACCACGTTGAGTCATAGCATCAATCACTGCGATAGTGCTACGAGCAGATTTATTTGAAAGATCTTTTAATTCTTCAAGTTGTTCAGACATTCTATTATACTCCAAATCTAGATATTTTTTCTAATGCAATCCAATAAGTTACATTAACGTCTTTGTTTTTAAATTGTGTTATGAGTTTTGACGAAATATCAACTTCATAATCTCCTGGTAAAATTTTAAGATTACTGATACTTAGTATGAAATTAAAAGTAGAATCAGTCTTAATCTCACCATCTATATCAATAGAAAATGCATTTGATGTAGCATTTTGATTATCCATAACAGATAAATTTAGGACACCATCTTTTCCTGTGATTGATAATTCATCATGACCAAGAGTAGATGCTGCACGTTTTAATTTATTGAGAGTATCGTTTGTTAAAACAAAAGAAACTTCTGCCTCAGGCATATTGATATCCTTCGATGGTGTAGTTAAAGTTTCCTCGGCAGAAAAGAAATATTTAACTTCCGATCTTCCTGTCGAGTCACCCACTACCACACTTTCTGATTGAAATTTAAGTCGAGGTGTATCAACTAAACCAAGTACACCAATAAATTCATTCAGATCATATATACCAAAACTTTGGTCAAACTCTTCAGTGACATGAGCAGTCGCGAGAACATTACGTGCCTCTGAAATAGTTTTGATAGTGCTACCAGAATTGATAAGAATATTCTGATTAATGCCAGAAAAGTTTTTCAATACTGATAGAGTATTTTCACTTAGTTCCATAATATATTACTCCATTCCTGATTATTATATTATTAATATTATATACTACTTTATGTATTTTGTAAAGAATTATTTTATCATCCTACTAAAGTTTTTTTCTTTTTTAAATTCAATTTTAGAATTGAACTTACCATCAAGGATCTCGCCTTTATGGGATATGACAAAAATATTTGTATCATCTGATAATGTATCTAGTATTTTAAATAAATTATCCACACCTTCGTGGTCAAGAGATGAGTCAAATGTTTCATCAAGAACCAGTAGATTAGTTGCTACTGAGTTTTTCATCTTAGCAATATGTCTCCAAGTAAACAAGAGTGCTAAGTCTATTCTTTGTTTTTCACCTTCACTGAATGAATCGTATGTAAATGCATCGCGATGTCTTGATCGTATTGTTTCTTGAAACGACTCATCTAAATTAAAGTGTACAAAGAAATCTAGAGTTTGCAAATATTGATTTACAAATTTGTTAATAACTGGAAGATATTGTTTAATAATTTTAGTTTTGATACCTGTATCTTTCAACATCTCAGTCATGACTGTATTATAGGATATATTTTCAGAGAGAGAAAATTTATTTTCTAATAAAGAATTACGATTATCGTTCAGAGATTTTAAATCAGACTTTGCTTCATCTAAATCTGCACTTACATCTTTCTCGAGATATGACTGGTACTCTTTAATTTGTTTCGTGAGTCCAGTAATCTTGACGTTGTTCTGACTGAGTTCAGATACCTTAGATCGTAACGATTCAAGTAAGCGTCCTGTCTGTTTAATCTCCTTTTCCACGATCGTGCCTTCCGATCCGATCTGCTTGAGCGAACTCTTGTGAGTCCCTCTCTCTCCTTCGATCGTTTCCAGTACATGAGATTTATGGCTGTCTGAAAGGGTCTGGTCGCATATGGGACACGATTCATTCTCGTCGAAAAACTTGATCCTTTTGGTGAGGTTGGTGATATTTGTTTGCCTATCTTGACTTCTGAGCAATAGTTCTTGCCGTTTATCGTGTAAAGTCGATAGCCCTTTTTCGGTCTCTCTAATACTTTCTTCGAGACCCACGCTAAGCTCACTATTTTGTTTCTGTAATTCACTGATACTATCCTGCGATTCATGTATCCGAGATTCATATTCTTTCCTATTTTCTCTTGTAAGTTTTTGTATGTCTGTAATATATTTTTCTTGTGTTTCTAATTTATTTTTTGTAATATCAATTTTATAGGATAAATCTTTGAGTTGGTCTTTAAGTACACTTTGTTTGTCACGAAGTATTTGATTCATTTTAGAAAATACATTGATATCAAGAAGATCCTCGATAACCTCTCGCCTGTGTCCTGCCGCTAGTTGCATGAATGGGATAAATGAGGAGGAACCCAATACAATCACTTGGTGAAAGGACTTATGATTTAATTTGAGGATATTTTGTTCGAGGATCTTCTGATATTCTTTAGCATGAGAAGACTGATTGATCATAGTACCATTCTTCCAGATCTCAAAGATTCCTGGTCTGATGCCACGTACAATTTTAAAGTCAGAACTTCCTACGCTAAATTCAACCTCAACGACACATGCCTTCTGATTAATAGAATTAACCAGTTGTGCTTTGTTGATATTACGATGCGGTTTGCTAAACAGAGCGAATGAGATAGCATCCAACATAGTGGATTTACCAGCACCATTTTGACCAACAACCAAAGTAGACTTTGTCTGATCGAGATTGATTTCTGTAAAAGAATTTCCTGTTGATAAGAAATTCTTATACCTTACCGATTTAAATATTATCATGCTATTTCTAGAGCTTGTGCTTCCGTCATCAATTCACGCATATTCACCTTTATGCGATCTTTATCTAAATCAGTATCAACACTTTCGATGTAGTCATCGACGAGTTGAGATGTATCTTCTATATTCAAACCATCGTCATCTACATTTTCACCTATAAACTCCTGAAAGTTTTCAGCAATTTTAAGTTCGTAGATATCTTGATTCTGAATACGATCAATAAATCTGTCAAACACAAACGTGTCACTTTTATTCACAACAACAACTTTCACAAATTTATTATCAAGATCTGATACATCATAACTATTATACTCTATTTTATCGTCATTGTAAAGTATTTTTTTGAACAATGTGAAATTATTTTTTATTTTTTCTATCTTACGAGTTTCAGTATCCATTATATGAAAATATTTTGGATCATGCGCGTCTGACCAAAAAAATTCCAACTGACTACCAAGATACCAAATATTATCTTTGCGAGATGAAGTGTGATAATGACCAGATAAAACTAGTTCAAACTTATTGAACAATTTATGATCCATACCATCATGAGACTCGATGCCTCTCTGCATCTCAAACCCACCAAGTTCTAAATGACTACCTAACCAATCTGCTTTACAATCACGAACGAAAGTCATAGATTGATCATAGTTTTCTGGACATATCCATGGTAATAGTGCCATGCTAAGAGAATCGTACTGCATAACCTTTGGTTCCATTATAATATGAATCTCATTCATATAATGCCCAAGGCACTCTTTGAGTGAGTTAAGATCGTTTGTATTTTTATAAAAAGTGTCATGGTTTCCTGGAATAATATCCATAGTCATTCCACGAGATCTCAACTCATTTAGAAAATGTTTACGATTATGATT